AATGCTTTTGCAACAGGGGCAACGTAACTCATCGCCAACCCTAATTGGGATAAATTTGTATTCGAAGTGGTAAATGTTTTTGTTAATATATCTACAACCTCTGCAGTCTTATCAGCACTTTTCCCAAATCCTTGCATTATATTAGAAACAATATCGGCACTTTCTGCTAATTCCATATTACCAGCAGATGCCAAATGTAAAGTAGAAGCTAAAGCATCCATTGTTTCCTGTACGGAAAATCCTGCCATTGATAAAAAGGACATTCCATCAGCAACTTCTTTGGCAGAAAATTTAGTACTTTTACCTAAATCCCTTGCTTGGTTTGCTAATTGTTCCATTTGTGCATCTGTAGCACCTGAAACTGCTTTCACCTGATTTAACGACTTTTCAAAATCAGCACTTACTTTCGTAAACACTGCCCCAGCAGCAACCAAAGGAGCTGTTAATGACATAGACATCTGCTTGCCTACTGCTGTCATCTGCTTGCCTGTATTTTGCATTAATGCAGAAGCTTGCATTAATTCCTTTTTAAATTGCGTTGTGTCTGCCCCGAGATACGCCGTTAATGTTCCTAATGAAAATGAGCCTGTCATTTATTTTTCCCTTTCCTTTTATCAATAGCACCCATAGATTTCCCTAATGCTAATAAAATCGCCTTCATTTCTTCCGTGGTTTGTTTTTGTTTCTTTTCCCACGTAAATGGCATAAACTGTTTCACATTCTTATATTTCTTCTTAGTTACAGAACTAATATTATGAATGTGCATTGTCTGTACCCGCATTCGTTCGTATGAAATTTTTATATCCTGTTCTTGTAATTCTCTAAAATCATTTAAAGCATACTGAAATTCTACAGGTGTCATTTCATAAAAATCAAAACTTGAAATATGTAAACGGGATATTGCTATCCCGCATAATTTATTATAATTTATTTCTTCTTGTTGTGCGACATCTCCCTTGCCGCTTTTAAGTTTTTTGGAAAAAACAACGGTATCAAATTAATGAATTCAAAAAAACATTCATCTAAAACTTCTTCCATTTGTTCAATTTTCCAATTAAATTCAATCCCTTGCGCTTTCGCTCCAGATTTTAAAGCAAAAAATAAAATGCTCTCATATAATTCATAATCTTGTGAGGAATCCATGTCAATGCTTTTTCCTGTTGATGCCTTCACATTTTTTAAAACTGAATAACTTACTCGTACTGGATATTGTTTTCCTTGTATTGTTACAAATTCTACCATTTTTTTAATTTTTTAGTTTTTTTATTACTTATGATTAAAGTATTTTATTTATAATATTATGCAGGTGCCCCACTTGCTGCCCCTGAATTAATTACAGGCTTTCCGCTAATCTTAATAGTCGTATCACATGTAATTTTATCATCTAAAGGGATGGCAAGTGGTAAATTTGTTACTAGTCCTACAAATTCAAATGATGTTTCCTCCTCATCCGGTAATACTATTTCATAATTACCGGGAGTATCTGATTCAAAATCTTCATTCATTATTGCGTAAGTTGCTGCAGTAAAATTCATAGATAATGCAACTTCTCCACCATCACGCAAAGCACCTATAAATGTACGATATCCATCCTCTACGGATAGAGTTGTTGTTTCTACTGTATCGCGGGATTTACCCGGTCCGTCTATACCTGTAATTTCACCAATTTCTTCCCAAGCTCCCCCCGAACTTGTTGCATTAGCATCCCAGCGTCTGAATTTTGTTCCTACTCCTGTAATTGTTCCCATAATTTTATCTCCTTTGTATGTTTAAATTAATAAATAAATCTACCATTCCATTATCCCGCCAAGTCAATAGTGTTGGTTCACAAGATACTATAATAGCAGTATATAATGTTCCATTTATTTCGCGTGTTGTGTTATGTAGATAATTTTGTATTGCTCTTAAAAAATTAAAACCTTCTATATATGTAAATGTTCTCACTCTTATTTGAATTGAAGTATATATATATTCACCTCCTCCTAATGTCTGTTGCGGGGGTGGTCCGCCTGTATCATAAATTGTAATCGATTGCGTTTTTGTTGGCATTTGGATATTACAATATATTGGAGTGTTTTTTAATTCTAAAAGTAATTCGGAATCTACTTCTATCAAATCTTTTATATCGTACGATGCGGGTTTCATATAAGTGCCTCCTTCCTAATTTCTTCTAAAATATTTTTATAATTATTTTCTAATGCTTTTTGAAAAAACCCAGCACCTGAATCTTTACGTTTATAATGTTTATCCGTTGAATGTACTTCCCATGCATAACTTGCAGTAAATCCCATAAATATTCCGGGGTGCGGCATATATACAGGAGTTGCGTACCACTTTCATAGATTTACCTGAAATTGCCTTTACCTCTGCATTCATTTTATCCTGTATTGACTTCATCCCTTTTAAATTAAAACCCGCTTTCATTTCCTATATTTGTTTTTGAATATGCAATACGTATAAATTCATTAGTTTTATTTAAAGAAGGAATTTTAGAAAATGAAATAATCCTACAAGCCTTCTCTATCTTTAAAGGTGTGGAAATAGATATTACTTCACTTAATTCCCCTAAATAAAGATAACCATTTTTTACAACGTCCTCAAGTACAAATATTTTTGAATCCACTGTATCCATTTCCCCAGCATCATTCATTTCTACTTTCTCCATACTTTCAAATCTACCATAAATTTGTATTGGAGTTTTGAATTGTTTATTTCCATACGCATCTATATTCCTTTTTTTGTTGTGATGCAAAAGAATTAGAAGTATCTAAAATTAAAACCATTTGCCCATAAGATGTGGAATGTAGTCCTTCTAAATATTTACCCGCATATTTTACAGAAGCATCTCCAATCTTTTCTTCCGTTGTAAAACGTTCCCGAGTAATAGAAATTAAATGTGCGGATAACCATTTTTCAATTTCAGTTAATAAAGATTCCGTTAATGGTTTTTGAATTATATTTTCTATTAACAAATTAGCTGTCTGAATATAAGTTTCAATATCCGTATCAGTTAACTGTGTCTTATCTAATATATCCTTAACTGCTTGTGCCGTTGTTCTCATTTATTTTCCTTTCTTTTTATGTGAAAATAATTTAGGCTCAATAAATTTCTTTACCTCCTCTTCCTTCCATTCTAAACCAAGCCAATTAATTAAATTTTCTATTTCTGTATAATTACCTTCTACCATTTTTTCAGGCCAAATTTCTATACTATTGCAATCTGAATTCTTTATTTCTAAAAACCGTTTTTGATGCTCATTAACCCACCATGTCCAACCTTGTTTCGTAGATTTTACATTTATTTCTTTTTGGATATTTTTATTATCAAAAGCATTCATAAAACCTGTCCTAATACAAGAATTTACAATATCTTCAGTTCTCCTTCTTACAATAACCCACTTAGCGCATGGAAAGGCATGCTTCCATAATTTCCAAATATGCGAAATTTTTGGGCACTTATAAAATAAAGCCTGAGTTCCATCCCAACCTTGTCGATAAAAAATATCTTCTATTTTCTTATTAAAATCAGGTACAATAGCAACTTTAGAAATATCAGGTAAAGGATATTGACAACGTGCATCCACATTCATCTCACTTATGTATGCCTTTATAATCCGTTCTCTTATATACGTATTTTCATACATTCCTTTTCTATTATATTTAGAAGGTCCAAACATCTCACCACCAAATCCCCCACAAATATCTATAATACCTGCAATTAATGATGTGCCTGAACGTGCTGCGCCTGTTATTAATATCATAGTAATTCCTTATAATTTATTTTTTCAAATTGTTTTATCTTAGAATCCATAGATGTATTAATAATTGTAACACCTAATTTATCCGCATCTTCCTTTATTGCCCCAAATCCTTCTAAATGTTTGGCAAATAATATTTCAGTAGCTTTCGGTTGTTTATAAAATGAATGCCA